AAGCAACAACAGGCTCTCATTCGTACACGCATACAGAAACAAATCAACCAGTAGCGGTGCAGATTATCAGTAATGATTACATTGAAAAAACAGCTTACTACACACTCACGGCTACTGACTTATCAGTAACGATTAACTTGGACATAGATACTAATGATTGATATTAAAAACGCACAGACTAAACAAATAACCAGCAATGGCATAGACGGCGATTGGGTTGCATCACTTAACGGCAAAGAGCTATACCGACTACCTGCTTACATAACAGCCAACGACACGTTCTTAGTTAAAGACATTATCTTGAAAATGGTTGAGCTAGCAAAAGACGAAGCTAAGACTCAGCATAAGTCTGAGATTAACGAGATTTTAAAACGTGGACAACATCAACTCGACGTTTTGAAAGCAGAAAACGAGAGGATTTCTAACGCTCTGGAACAACATATTTTAACTGACGAGGCATAATAATGGCTACAATTGATCTTTCAAACTATTCTACTAGTCTACATCAGGCTTCTAGTTCATCATTCCTAGATGGTAATGTTTTCTTCGACCCTAACACCGGCACTGGTGAAGTATCGTTTGGACATGCCGGTAATTATGCTACTTATACACCAGCAGCCGATACAACTGCCGCACAGTCCATCCAAGCGATAGCCGCAACAGATGACTTCGTTGGTGTAGGCTTAAACTTCGGCGCGTTAGGGTTCAGAGCCGGTATGGAGATTACCACTACAGGGTTTATTAACGGTGGCAATAGTGGTACTCATACCATCACAGCTATCCTGACAACAACAACATCTTACGATACTATTCGCGTATCAACTGCGCTAACAGATGAAGCGGCTGGTGCTGATGAACGTATTGTCGGTGCAGTAACTACGAACTCATTAATTGAGTTAGACGGTCTAAAGCTAGAAGGCTTATACGCTTTTGAAAACCAAGAACGTAGATACGATGAAGAGTTACGTGGTAATGACAGATTTCTACGTGGTACGTTTAAGTTTGGTGGGTCTTACGACTTCGTATTTGGAAGAACACCGCTTAATGACACAATGCGTAAACTATTCAGGGGTTCAGGTTGGCGTGAACTAACGGGTACAACTGTAAACGCAATATGGTTCGGCCCTAAAGGTCTTGGTGCTATTAATGCAACATCAGTACCGTACTATCAAACGTCTCTATACGCAGACGTTACCGCGACTGATATGTTCGACTTCACTAAGTTGGGCAACTTGGATGAAGCGTTCCAAGTATTTGGTGATGCTACTCACGGTAACTTTGATAATACCCTTTCTTCACATTACTTCTCAATCCGTACTTATGGACAGAACTATGGGCGTATCTCAACAGGTACGACTCTAGGTATTACTGAGTTAGGTGGTTACTCATCTGGTGCGGCTTTGAATGAAAGTAACCATTTGACTACATCAACCACTACTCATCCATTTGCCTCTGTAGCACCTACCAGCACCGTTGCTTTAACAGCGCAGACACTCTCATGGGTTGATGCTAACGAGCAGTTCGTGCTTAACAACGCTGTAGCTGGTGATAACGACTGGTCAGCGTTAGGCTTTGGCGTAGGCTCTCAAGTAACTGTTGGCGGTATGACAGCGGGTGCGTTGAACATCACGCATACTATCTCAGCTATTAGTACAACCGTTGATACTAACGACACCATAACAGTTGGCGCTATTGCTGAAGCAGATGAGACTGATACGGCTGTTGCTACTCTTGACAATGTGCAGATTGCACCTTGGACAGGAATGACGCTTGAGAAGTTTGTTGGTACTCAGACTAAAACTGGCTTTAATGAAGGTAATGGTGATTTCTTCTGGGTACTGAATAATACAGCACCGGGCACTTTGTATGAGTGTATTGCTTATTTGGATGCGCTAGGTACTATTGATGCTACCATTAACGTAGGTACACCATCGTTAAATGGTAAGGCTTATGATGTTTGGTATGAATATTTGCCTTCAGGTAAAATTCAACCAGTAGTGGGCACAGCAGATGGTTGGGGTAATGGTCAAACAGGTACGCAAGGGCTGTTCATTGATGCTCTGGCTGGGGATGATAAACAACGAGTATCGTTTGTTGACGATGGCGGGACAGCACGTACTTATCCATTGTTTACATCCGTTACCGTTGAGATTGGGCAACCTGCGATTAACGACACACTAGCGTGGTATCACATATTCACTGCGGCTTCATTCAATACGGCTTCACCAGTAGATTATACTGATGCTGCATTAGCGGCTGTTAAAGGTACTGCGGATAATACGTCTGCATTTATTACAGGTGCTAACACATTCTTTAGCTTTGAGCATGATTACTCTACTGATGGTGACACAAACGTAGTAGTGCTTTGCGAGGGTGACGGCGGTGTAACGCAAGCTAAAATTACACAGACATTAAGCAATGCCACTCTGGCACTATCGGCTGAACCTTCAGTTGAGAATAACGCGTAAGGAGTAACTTATGGCTTTAACTAGACGGCTAGTAAAAGGTCAAGCGATTACTGCCGCTGAACATGATGCGAATATAGACCATTTTGAGCAAAACCCGAATGGTGTTTATATTCCAAAGGATTCAGCTATTGGCGTTAAAATAGATGAGGCTGCCCCCGATTGGGGGTGGCATGACATCGCTGGCACGTTAGAGGTTGATTATGACACACCGGCAACTGTACCTGCTCTAGTAACCTATCAAGGCTCAATGAAGCAGAGACAGTTTGCTGTTAACGATACATCGTACGTTCAGTTTCATCTGCCCCACGACTACGCATTAGGTACAGAATTGTACGTGCACGTTCATTGGTCACATAATGTTCTCGGCTTAACAACCGGTGCGCCCAGCTTTACGTTTGACGGCACATACGCAAAGGGACATAACCAAGCTGCGTTTGGAACCCCTTCTTCAGTTGTTCTGTCTGAGAACGCAAACACAACACGCTATCAGCACATGGTAACTGAGAATGTACTTACAGCAACAGCAGGTGCAGGTGGCTTAATTGATACCGCTCTGGTTGAACCTGACGGCGTTATCTTTGGCTCACTGACGTTGACGAGCAACACAATGGATGGCGGGGCTCTACCGTTTGTGCACTTTGTAGATATACATTATCAGTCAACAGGCGTAGCAACTAAACAGAAAGCACCGGACTTTTACACCTAATGGCTGTTGTAGCACTAGACGTATTTGAAGCAGATGTATTTGAAGATGCTATCTTTGCAGACTTCACGTCTGACTTTGTTGATCGTCTTGATATGTCTAACAAGATTGTCTTTATTAAAGATACCGTGACTACGCTTCATCCTGTAGATGATATGTATTCCGAGGTTAGAACAATAAGGCGAGTGGATGAATCTACACGTGGTACTAACATGCCTGTAACTTCTCAAGGTAATGAGCCAGCTGGTGCTAACTTCACGCCAAGACGTGCAGTGCTTAACAATGGGTGGCGTATAGGATTGGAGTACACAGTTAATGCGTCACTATCCATTACAGGTGAGATGATCTCTGACGATGGTTTTGCTGGGGCGCAGTTGGTTAAGTTGGATTACTTGCCTACAGGCGTTAGCGCGTTAGTTAACTACACACCTCCAAGATCTGAAGTTATTAAGAGTGATACACCGTTAACTGCAGAGGAATCTGCCATATTGGTTAGTTTATTTGAAGCTAACTTTAATAGGCGTAAGCATGATCCTGATACCAATACAGTTACTATATACGAAGAGGATAAAGTAACGCCTAAACACGTATTCGATACTAATGCGGATCTTAGTGATATAACTCCAAGACCATGAACACATTCGGGCTAAAACGTAAGGTACATACTTTTGGTTTAGGTAGACTAAGCGACCAACTGGTCGAAGGTGTCCACGATATAGTAGACTTTGTATTGACAATATACAAAAAAGTGTACTTCGATTTGAGTAGGTAGTATAATGTCAGACCATGAAATAAAGCATTTTTCAGTCAGTATAGGTAGGTCAAAAGGCTACGTGCCAACCATATCTAGATCGTACATATTTGCGGTTAGTATTGCCACAAAGATATATAAATTTTTAGGAGTCCTATAATGACTTGCGAGATACACGAGAATGATGAAGGCACTGAGTTCATATTCACTGTAAATGAGTGTGATGCAGCAGGCGTAGAATCACCTGCGGATATATCCACAGCTACGCTCATGGAACTGATCATGGTAAAGGAGGACGCTACCAGAACAGTGTTCAGTATGGCGTTCACTACTATCGCGTCAGGTGCCACAGGTGATGGGACTGACGGTAAAGTAAGTTATTTTTCATCTACAGGAGATTTTTCTCCTGTAGGATTTTATTCTTTGCAAGCGATAATCACAACGCCTGCAGGAAAATGGTATTCAACGATAGAAGAGTTCGAAGTGTTGGGTAACTTGTAGTTAGCTGTTTACACAGCTTAGTAAATGTAGTATATTGTATATCAACTACCTCCGGTGGAGGAATTCAACTTTAATCTTAAAACCACTGGAGAAATTATATGTCAACAGTTACACTGGCAGAATCAGCAAAACTATCTCAGGACATGCTAGTCCAAGGCGTCATTGAGAACATTATCACGGTAGATCGATTTTTTGAGGTCTTACCATTCACAGAGATTCACGGCAACGCGTTAGCTTATAACAGAGAAAACGCTTTAGGCGATGTAGAGTATATTGCTCCTACAGGCACCATTACAGCTAAGAATCCTGCTACTTTCACTCAAGTTACATCACCTTTGACAACACTAATTGGTGATGCTGAAGTCAATGGCTTGATTCAAGCTACACGTAGTAACATTAATGATCAAAAAGCTGTACAAATCGCGTCTAAAGCGAAGAGTATTGGTTTGACGTATCGCTCGTCACTAATCAATGGAACAGGTGCATCTAATGATATCACTGGTCTATTGGCATTAGCCGCAGCTGGTCAAACAATCGACGGTGCTACCAATGGTGAGACGTTAACGTTTGATAAGCTAGATGAGTTGTTGGACAAAGTAACTGACAAGAACGGTGAAGTTGATTTCATGATGATGTCATCTCGTACACTTCGTTCTTACTACGCTCTATTACGTGGTCTAGGCGGAGCGGGTATCGGAGATGTTGTTACTCTACCGTCTGGTGTTCAGGTTCCTGGTTACAGAGGAACAGCTATCTTCCGTAATGATAACATCCCTATTGATCAAACTCAAGGTACTGAAACTGCGGCTACAACAATCATCGCGGGTAACTTAGATGATGGTTCTATGACACACGGCATCGCTGGTCTTACAGCTGAAGGTGCTGCTGGTATTAGAATTGAAGATGTAGGCGCTTCTGAAACTAAGGATGAGTCTATCACTCGTATCAAATTCTATACTGGTCTTGCTAACTACAGCGAAAAAGGTCTAGCTATTGCTACAGGTATTTCTAACTAGAAACTTAGAAGCTATTAAAAGACCACCTAAATTAGGTGGTCTTTTATTTAATTTATTTATCTTGGAGTAGTTATGAGCAAGACAGTAACAATGGTATTAACAGGTGCTAATAAGGGCAAATCTAAGGTGCTGGCAAATGGAAGATATAATGTTGTAGATGGACGTATATTGGTTGATGCTGAAGCAAAGGGCGAGATCGCTTACCTTAAGAAGTTTTACCAGATGGGCGTATTGAAGCCGAAGATTGAGTCTGAAAAGACTAAACCTGAATCTAAGTAGGTTTGTTAAAACATGGCCATATCCGTAGATGCAACTACTGGCGGAACTAGTACTAATTCTTACATAAGTAAGTCCGAAGCCAGTACATATTTTAAAGGTCACGTGCTGTCATCAGCGTGGCTTAATAGTAGTGACAAATACACTGCTCTAGTTCATGCGTCTGTTATGTTAGACTCTATGTATAACTGGGTAGGTGATGTGGCCACTACTACCCAATCAATGCAGTGGCCCAGGATCTTAGAATCCGGCGACTACGCGGATGTAATACCTAAGGACCTAAGGAACGCAGTTTGTGAACTATCACTGTACTTAGTAGAAACAGGTTCTACTGTAGTAGATGACTCTCTGGACAGTGTCGGTGTTGGACCTATTAAGCTTAAATTCAACAACGATAGACCTGTTGACTTGTTACCAGATCTGGTAACCGCTATGCTTTCTAATCTAGGTACAGCAAAGTCCCAAAAGGGCGAGTCCATAACTTTATCTACGTTGGTTAGAGTATAATGAGTTTACAGTCTACAATATCCAAGGCTGTTAAGAGTGCGTTTGTATCTCTAGGCGACTTAAAAGTGTCCACTACCTTTTCAAAGGTTACAACTTCATACGACCCATCTACGTCAAGCACAGTAAAATCGTCTATTGACTACACTGTCAACTTAGTAGAGGATGATAATGAGTCAGAACTGACGCCGTCTATTACGTTCGATAAGGCGTTTATATTAGAGTCATTCTCTGTAATACCTGAACCAGGAGATGAGATACTATTCCTAGGAACAGTGTATACCATTCTCAACGTTGAGACTATACGTGCTGGGTCTGTACCTGTTGTACATAAAATACTGGTAAAAAGATGAGCCTTAGCATATCATCTGAAGACTTTGCGACTTTCGTTAATGAAGAGTTTCAACTTGTCATGGCTGCTACCACCGCACAGCTGTATACAGCCATAGTATCAAAAACGCCAGTAGACACAGGTCAAGTTAGAGCGTCTTGGAATTTATCTAAGGATTCGCCAAACTTTACCACCGTGGATGAGGGTACTGATTTACCGCCTCCGCAGACACCTAAGTTACGGTTAAAAAAGTATGAATATCCTCTAGTATTTATATCAAACGGTAAGCCGTACGTAGATCTGCTGGAGAGCGGTAGTTCTAGACAGGCGCCAGCGGGAATGGTAGCAATATCTATGGCTGAAATATCATGAGTTTGCTCAGTACTAAGTTATCATTAGAGTCTGACTTTAACTCAAACTGGTCGTATACGCCTGTAGCATGGCCAAATATAGACTTAGGTACATCAGATTTAGATGAGTGGGTATCATTTAATGTTATGAATGGGGAGTCCAGCCAAGCGTCAATGGGCGGCGACACCAATACACACAGATTCTTCGGTGTAGTAATTGTTCAGATATTTGTAAGGCCTAGTACGGGTTCTAAACGAGCATTCGAACTAGCAGATTTAGCTAGCTCGCTTTTAAGAAGTAAGACAATCGGGGCGGTTGTACTAAGATCACCTGATATTCAACTAGTCGGATTAGACAATGGTTGGTACCAGGTTAATGTCAAGTGTAGTTTTTACACTGACGAAATTTTATAGGAGATTAACATGGCTTTTGCATCATCGAATCGAACCGCTCTTCGAGTAATTAAAGAAACGGTTTTTGGGGTAACACCTACCACACCTACGCTGCAGGACCTCAGGTACACAGGTGAAGGTTTAAACTACAACCTATCTAATGTCACTAGTAATGAGATTAGAGCGGATAGAATGACATCAGACTTGATCCAGGTTCAATCTGACGCATCAGGTGACATAAATGTTGAACTATCATATGGCAGCTATGATCAATTTATCGAAGGCGCTTTAGCATCTACCTTTGGAACAATCACAGCCATATCTGCCGCTGATATAGATGCATCAGCTGTTGATGATTCATTTAATTCAGCAAGTAGTGACTTTACTGATATAGTTGATGGTCAATGGGTTAAAGTTGCAGGTTACACTGACCCGGCAAATAATGGAGTGTTTAAGGTATTAACAGCTACTGCGGCCAAATTGATAGTTCAGTCAACACTGGTAACAGAGGCAGCCGGCCCAACTATCACTGTCGGTGGTGAAATGATTAGGAATGGTGTAGAGTTACAGTCTTACACCATTCAGAAACATTTACAAGATCCAACCACTCCAACGTTCTTCAACTTCACAGGCGCTCGTGTAGGAACTATGAGTTTGGACTTCCAAACAGGTCAAATCATGACAGGTGCATTTGGAGTTATGGCTCTAGCGTCTACCACTGATACTTCACAGATTGCAGGTGCTTCTATAGTACCCGCTACTACCAGTACGCCTCTTAACTCTGTAGGTAATCTGTCTCAAATAGTACTTGATGGGGCGGTATCTAGCTCTCAGTTCAACAGCTTGTCATTCTCTCTAGATAACGCCTTGAGAGCACAGGACGCAATTGGTAGTTTACCACATGTTGGTATAGCTCTAGGTAGATTAGATGTATCAGGTAACATCAGCATTTACTTTGAAGATAGCACGCTTTATAATAAATATCTAAATGCTACAGGGTTCGCCTTGTCATTCGTATTACAAGATTCATCTTCTAATACTTATGTAGTGACTCTACCAAATATTAAGTTCGAGTCAGGTACGATTGTAGCAGGTGGATTAGACTCTGATGTAATGTTTGAAGCAGGTTGGAAGGCCATACTAGACCCAACAACAGACTGCATGGTTCAGATAGATAAGCTATAGTCCGCTATTCTCCTAAGTAGTTTGCGCAGTGTAAACTACTTAGAATTTAAAACAACATAGTTTCGGAGAGAATATGTTTGATGTAGACAGTATAAATAAAGACAAAACATGTAAAGGTGTTTGGGGCGAATACCTAGGTGGCGAGTTCTTAGTAGCTCATACCAGTAATCTAGACTTTCAGCGAGAGTTCAATAGATTACAGGCTCCACATAGAAAGAAGATTGACAAAGGTAAGTTAGACCCTAAAATCCAAGCAGAGTTATTGTGTAAAGCCATTGGTAGACACTTATTACTTGATTGGAAGAATGTAGGTTCTAAAGGCAACGAGTTAGAGTTTGACACTGATGTAGCTATTAACGTGTTGATGAACAATGAAGATCTAAGAGATTTTATCCAAGAATTCTCTATGGACATCGATAACTTTAGAGATGAAGGCCTAGATAGTTCGGGAAAGTCTTAAAGGCTCACGTTAAGTGGATTATAGAGTGGAGTGATAAAGAGGAATTTTTAGAGGGTTTGGAGGAACAAGGCATGTCCCCTCCAGCTCTCTTGAATAAACCTGAAGTACCCCACTATTTAGCTCATTACAGTAAGGCCTTCTGGGATATTTCATCCACAAGGACTGCTGGAATGCAGTTGAATCCAATAGCTTTAGCAGATATAGTTAACTATCTCTTGTTGTACCCATGGCATGATGTTGATGAGTTCGTAACATTGATGCTAGAAATGGATAGAGCATATTTGGAGTGTACACGTGACAAGTCGTAAAACAGTATTAGAAGTTGTAATTGACCCTTCCAAAGCAAAGAGTGGGGCGGAGCAAGTCAATGCGGCTTTTGACAAGATGGACCGAGCCGCCAACTCATTTAGCAATAGAGCCAAAGATTTCATGTCACGTGCCGCTGGACGAGGTAGTAAAGTCTTCGGTAGTATGGCATCTAGTATTTCTAAAGACTTCGCCAGAATGCGAACTGCGTCTGGTAAGTTCTTTTCATTCCTAAAAACATCTCTAAATAAAGCCAAATCTGCTTGGAACTCTATGGGGTCTGTCATTGGTAAGGTAGCCAAGATAGCCGCAGGTGGCGGGTTGGTCGTAGCGGGTGTCATAGCAGGTCTAGTAAATTCTGGGCTCAAAATGCAGAAGTTCAGGACCACATTGACTGTGGTAACAGGTACTATAAAAGGTGCTAACGAGGAACTAGAGTTCCTGAGAAAACTTACGGATCGTGTAGGTATATCATTCACAGCTTCAGCCGAACCTTTCGCCAGATTCGCAGCTGCAGCCACCAACATATTTGATAAGACAGAAATACGAGAAATATTCTCGTCATTCTCTGAAGCTTCAGCCGCGTTACATCTTAATCAACAAGAGATTAACGGCGTATTCTTAGCGCTACAACAAATCGCTTCTAAAGGTAAAGTATCTATGGAAGAGTTGAGGTTACAGCTAGCAGAGAGAATACCTGGTGCGATGCAATTAGCTGCTGACTCAATGGGTTTGACCATTGATGATTTGGAGTCTCAGATTAAAAGAGGTTTAATATCAGCAGAGGACTTCTTAGGTGGATTCGCTGTTAAAGTACATGAGAAGTTTGGTAACGCTGCTGATACTGCGTCTAGAACAGTATCTGGTGCATTCGCCAGAATGCAGACAGCTGTATTCCATGCATCAGCTAAGATAGCTGAAGGTGGGTTATTGGATGCTATGAGTGACGGTGCAGATCGATTAGGTAAGTTCTTAAATGACAACATAGACTTGCTAGAAGAGGTAGGTAAGCATCTTGGTACTCTAGTCAGGAAAGCAGTAGACTTTATTACCAATCTTAAAGAAGAAGATGTTCGTAATTTCTTTAAGTCTGTCAATTCTGGTGCATCTGCCACAGTGGAACTGTTCACCAGAATTGGTAACTCGTCGTTCTTCAAGTGGATATTTGGACAGAGCCCGATATCTAAAGTTAAAGATGATTTAGACGACATCAATGAGCGTATTGACACCGCGGTTAAACTTCAGCAAAGAGAGTGGAGTATAGGCAGAGATACTACAGGGATAGATCAGCGATTGATAAGCTTAAGACTTCAATCAGCCCAGCTGAGGGACACCTTAGATAGCATGGAGAAGATTAGTGCCGCTGAGACTAAACCCATAACTACTAGTGACATAGTAGACGCAGCTGGTGGCAAAAAAACAACAAAGATACAGATAACTGACGCAGACTACCAAGCGCAACTTGATGCCATATACGTTGGTATAAATAGACTGACTGAGCCCAATGCCAAAATCAACGCTCTTCTTAGAGATAGGACAGATTTACAACAAAAAATAAGTGTCCTAAATGACAAGGCCTTAGCTCAAGGTGATTTCCAGAATATTTCTTGGGCCGACAGGATTAAGGCCGCTGGAGTACTTAAGTCAGAGACTAAAAACCTAGTAGCTCTCAATGAAAAGATTGGTAAGATACAGACCAAAGACAGTAAACCTCAGATTAAGAGAGCGGATGAACTAGCTAAAATAAACAGAGGTCTAGACTCTCAAATAGGGCTGTTGAATCTATATGGCGACGCCGCCCAAAAGAAAGCTTCTATGGACCGTATAATTAATAAGTTAGCCGCTAAGAAGATAGTACTAACTGAAGATGAACTATCTGGTATACAAAGCAAGGTAGATACGTACTACGAAGAGATACGGATTCACCAGGAACTACAAAATATATATAATGAGACAGCAGGACGTCAGCAATCAATAGCAGATGCTACTATAGCTACTGCTAGAGCTTTTGAGGACGGTCAAATATCACTAGCATCTTACACAGACCGTATGAGAGACTTGCAAGTTGAACAGGCTAACTTTAACTTAGAAGAAGGTGACGGTAGCTTCGTAGACGTTATGACAGCATCAATGGGTACAATGGTAGAGGGTTATACCAATACTATGGTATCTATGAAGGAGTTGACGACTGACTTCTTGACAACATTCACGGATGGTTTCGCCAATAGCATAGGAGCTGCGGTGGTTCAAGGTGACAACCTCAGAGAGTCACTTACTAAAGTAGCTACTACGGCGTTACAAAGCTTGATATCAGGTATGATCAAAGTCGGAATTCAGATGATGATTAACGCTTCTTTGGGACAAGCAGTAGCCACAGGCGTAACTGGGGCTAACGCGGCCATGGCAGCTGCATCCGCAGCGGCTTGGGCACCCGCTGCGGCCATGGCTTCACTAGCATCATTCGGAGCCAATTCAGCACCAGCTATGGCAGGTATTACAGCAACTACCACAATGGCTTCTACATTGGCTGCTGTGACAGGATTTAAAGACGGTGGCTTCACAGGTTCAGGAAAAACAGATGACATAGCAGGTGTAGTCCACGGTCAAGAGTTTGTAGTAAACGCGGATGCCACATCTAAGAACAGATCAATGCTTGAGGCTATGAACAAAGGTGATAACGTAGTACCTTTCAGAAGACCAATTGATAAGACTAATTCAGCTCAACCCGCTAGCCAGCCAAACGTAGTAGTCACTCCAGCTGAACCACCCGTTATTCGTGTGATAAACGTTATGGACCCATCCGTTATGGAAGACTACCTAGGTTCTGATAGCGGTGAAGAGGTTATACTAAACACGATAAGAAATAACCCTGAAGTCTTGTCTAATTAGTGCGTTCTTTGTAGTGTATTTTTAACGTTAAAAGCAGTAGTATATACTATGTTTTTAGCACTGTCCTACATTTAATAACTGAGTGGGTTTATACTGAAATGGATAATATATGGGTGTTCTTACCGCAGAGGTCTTTTAAAGAGACTTTAGAATGGAAGACTGAAATACTCAGTGCTAAGTCGGCGGATCAAACTATCAGTCTTAGAACTATACCTAGAACTGAACTTTCTTTAGATTATATCTTCAGTGTATTTGAAATAGAAACAGCCATAGAAATGGTTAGACAGCACAATGGGTCTAAACTGAGAGTACCATTTTGGCATGACAGCGAAACAATAGGTCAGTTAGCCGCGCTAGACACGTCCTTTTCTGTAGATACTACTATGTCACCTTATAAAATAGGTTCTGAAGTACTAGTATATGAATACGATGGTAGTAAGTTTGAAGTTCTGACAGTGTCGGCATTCACCGCTAGTACGTTAGATACTTCTGCGACACCTTTGGTTAACTCATATACCAAGGCGCTTATTATGCCATTATACGCTATGAACATAAAAGGTGCTTTTAAGTATAAAAAGCGACCGTCTGATCATATATCAGGTAGTATAACGTTTATATCTTCAGAGGGTTATACTACCACAGCGGAGAGTACTTACCCAGTTCTAGAAGGTTCATTTTTGTTGGATGAAAGGTTTTCTGTCACGAATAGTATACAAGATAGCCAGTACAGAGATATGACTACGTTCGATAATATCTCTGGAGAGATAGACCAAAACAACACTAAGACATACAATACATCTAGGACAGTATTCAACACAACACTAGATAGCAAGTTAGAACTATTCGAATTCAGAAAATGGTGTAATTTTGTAAAAGGTAAAAGCACATCATTTTATACCCCTAGATGGACAAAAGATTTTGAAGTCACTAGAGATATAGAAACTGCATCGCCTTATCTTTTTGTTAGAAGAGGAAAGTATTTTGACAATGAATATTTAGGTTATGTTTCAGTAATATTAAAAGATGGAACAATACATAACTTCAATATAACTCTTATTGAAAGTTTTGACATAGACGAAGATAGATTAACTTTAGAAGCAAATGCTGGCGTTGACATAACTTATACTGATATTTATATGTGCACTAGGATAATAAAAAGTAGGTTGAATACGGATAGGATTGAAATTAATCATATCCACAATGAATTGGCTGAATCATCAATGTCTTTGATTGAGGTTGTTTAATGACGTATGCTCTAGTAGAAGCTTCTGATGAAGGAGGTAAGCCATTTTTTTTGTATGAGTTTAACACCCCAGATACCACCTATAGGTTTACAAGTCTATCCTATCAGCATACTGTTAATGCAGAGTTATGGTCGCCCTACCCAGTAAAACATTCTGCTGTAAAACAAACAAATGAAATCTCAAAAAATACTGTAAAGATCACGATGCCTTTAGGAAATGATCTTACCGATCTTTTTAAAGGTTATGTTCCAGATTTTATAATCACTGCCAATATTTATAGAGGTCACGAGGGAGAGACAGACACAGAGCTTTATTGGAAAGGCAGGTTGACAACACATGATCTATCAGACAAAAATATATCATTCTCTTGTGACTCTGTTTTCACATCGCTTAAAAGATACGGGATACGCGCAAGATATACCAGAGCATGCAGGCATACATTGTATGCTAGAGGGTGCAATCTAGATCGAAATAATTTTTCATATACATCATATATAGGTCAGGTAACTGGTCTTACTATGGTGATTCCGAATGATGAAATAGATGGGTTCTTTACTGGCGGTATAATGGAGTTTGAAGACGGCTCCACTAGACTCATAACAAATCAGACCGGTGATGTATGCACTATAAATTATAAATCAAAATACATAGATGACACTGTTCAAACTGTAGGGTATGGTCTTAGCTATGGTCAGGTATATGGTGCTAAACCAATAACTATTTACCCCGGGTGCGATAAAACTCTTGTAACTTGCAATAATAAGTTCAGCAATAAATTGAACAATGGTGGCTTCAAGTGGATTCCAACAACTAACCCAATGGGCGGTTCTTCTATAGTATAGGATAATTATGTGGAATTTTGTAATACAATTTGTTGTAACACTTGCGCTTTCTTACCTACTTGCTCCAAAACCTCAGAGCCAGAAGCCACCGGGTGTAGGTGAGATAGAAACACCAACGGCAGAGGAAGGCAGAGAAATACCTGTGTTATTTGGTACTAGAATAATAAAATCACCTAACGTTGTATGGTATGGAGATATAAAAATCGTTGCTATACGTAAAAAAGGCGGTAAGAAGTGATAATAAGAATGAACCATATTAGGAAAGCGAAAATGTGCAGCCAAGGGGCTAGATCGTTCTTCAATAGACATAACATAGACTGGCATAGCTTTCTTAAGAATGGTGTAGACGAATCTATCCTCTTAAACACTGGTGACGCTATGGCAAAACAAGTAGTAGAGGTTGCAAATGGGCGGTAGCAGTAAAAAAGTCACAGTAGGCTATAAATACTATGTTGGTGAACACATGGTTATTTGCAAAGGGCCGGTTGATAAGGTAATAGGAATAAGAGTAGATGAGAGGTCGTTATTTCAGGGTAATCAAGTAGAAGGAGCATTGACTGTAAACAAACCTAATCTTTTTGGAGGGCAAGATAGAGAAGGAGGTATTTCAGGAAAAATAGACTTTGCTTTTGGAGGAAACTCACAAACGCAAAACAGCTATCTAAAAAACAAACTTGGAGATAGAGTTCCGGCATTTAGGGGAGTTGTATCTGCAATATTAAACAGGGTTTACTTAGGTGTCAATCCTTATTTGAAGCCTTGGGATTTCAGAGTAAGTAGGATTCATACAAGACAAGACGGAATAACACAATGGTATGATGAAAAAGCTGAGATTGGTGAAGCGTTCGTACCAATCCCTAGTATTTCAAATCAAGGATGGATAGATAGACAAACAGGTGTTTTTTACTGTGGTTCTAGCCATGAAGTCACAGGAAGTTTCGGACCCGGTGGTGGACATTACATACCAATAAATGGCAATATTTGCGGTTATAGAATCAGCAATACTTGTAGATATAAGAATGAAGCTTATGAAGTTCCTGACGGGCCGATACCTGTTGATTCCTATGACGTCGTAAATGCTCCATTAGAAAACAATACAAATGATTTAAAAGGGCATGACCATCATTCCAATACATTATACAACGCACAACCGTTTCCTCAGATAGAACTAGGTAATGCACCAAATGGATATTCTGGCTCTTTAGCATTTAATGGAGATCAATGGCTAGGATTTGAAGTCCCCGGAGATGATGATTTAGGGAATAGTTGGACAGTTGAAATGTGGGTCAAAAGAAATGATGGAGCAGGTTCAAGAGTTTTTGGTTTCGGCCCATTTTCTGCTGCCAATGAAGATACAATGTTAAGCATTGGATCCGGAGGTGCTAGTTTTAGAACGATTCTTGAGGACGTATTCTCTACAAGCTGCACAACATTACCTGTCAACGAATGGTTTTATATATCCGCTTCAGGATGGGTTGAGAGCGGAGAACATCTTGGTCAAATACATATAAATGGAGAGCCAAAAGTAGGTTTTTGTACAGGACTTGATATAAACCCTGCTCATATAATAAGAGAATGTATAACAGATCCAGATTGGGGAATGGGATATTTGGATTCAGATGTTGATGACGCATCATTTATGTCATCAGCGGATACTCTTAATGCAGAATTATTAGGAATGAGTATGTTATGGGATAAGCAAGTCGAGCTTGCTGATTTTATAACAGAGGTGTTAAGGCATATAAATGCGTCATTATACTTAGATAGAACGACAGGTAAATTTGTATTAAAACTAATAAGAGATGATTACTCGGCTTCTAGCATACCTATATTAGATGAAAATGTAATCTTAGATGTAAAAAAATATTCAAGACCGACATCAAATGAGCTAATCAATAGTGTGACTGTCGTTTTCGAAAACTCTGGAACAGGTAAAAATGATGTTGCTCTAGCTGATGATCCATCACTTGTATCTCAATATGGTGGAATAAACAGCACAACCATTCAATATCCGGGTTTTTCTAATTATGATGTGGCGGCAAAGGTAGCATCAAGAGATTTGAAAATTTTATCTTCTCCACTTCTAAACGCTACCATAACCACAAACAGAAATACGTCTACATTGAACGTAGGTGACGTATTCAAATTCGTGTGGGCCGACTATCACGAAGAGTACATTGTAATGAGGGTGAAACAGATAGCATTTGGAGACGGTAATAGTAATGCTATCCAAATAGAGTGTGTAGAAGATGTTTTCGCAACACCAAGCACATCACTT